CAGGCAGTACGGTGTCGCCAATGCCATCCCCTCCCGACTATTTCAGCAGTGCAACGACCCCGTAGGTGAACGACTGCCCGTGGGCGCCACCATCGACCAGCACATGGCGCACGCGGAGCCGATCGCCGAACATGCTCGGCCTCACCTTCCCGCTCGCCGCGTCGCTGGTGGTTGCCACCACGTCCGTACCTGCGGCGCCGGCCGGGTCCAACGTGGCCACCTCGGTGATCGCGTCGGCCCCATCCCCCAGCACCTGAGTGAAATGCACAACGTTCTGCCACGAGGTTCCGCCATCGGCGCTCGTATCGACGTACACGTCGAGAGTGTCGCCGGCCGCGGCGGCAGCATCGGTGAGCGCCAACTGGACCTGAGCCTGCCGGAAGCTGCCAAGCCCATCGACGGCGTCAAATGTCTTTGTCTCTGCCGTGGTGTGCGTCGCCGCCGCCGCCAGCGTCACCCGCAGCCCAGCCCCTTCGGCCCTGCCAGGAATAACCGTAGCCATGAAACCCTCCTAACCCGTAGGGGCGGGTTTCAAACCCGCCCTGCCTCGCACCCCGCCCTGCCTCGCACCCCGCCCGCCGTTGACCTTGGCCCCCTGTGGCCGCCCTACCGTCGCCGGTGCCGCCCTACCGTCGCCGGTGCCGCCCTGCCGTTGCCTTCCGCCCGTTACCACGCCGCCCGGAGCTGCTGCCGAACGTGCCACCCGAGCCGCTCGCTCAGGCGCTCCACGTCGGCCTCGCCGCCCATGGTCACCGGGCCGCTGAAGCTCACGCTCACGCTCACCGGACCGCCGCCCGGCGCCACCCCGTTGGGCAGAACCCGGGTCGCCACCTCGGGCCGGATCAGCTCTGGCCCGCGCTCGCCCACCAGGCTCCACTGCCCGGCCGGAGCTACCCCGCCATCTGCAAACACTCCCCCGAGGTGGAGCTTCAGCCCGATCCCGAGGATAGAGCCCAGCGTCCCGCCGAAGGTCTTGTTCAGGTAGCTCTGAATGTTCGCCAGGGCCTCATCCAGGGCGCTGTTCAGCATGTCGCCCAGCCCCTCGGCGAACCCCTGCGCCAGACGGCCATCGCCAAATATCCGCCGCATCCCGGCATGGATGGAGCCCCACGCCCCGGCAGTCAGATCCGCCGACAGCTCGCCGTAGGACCGCAGTACCCGCCGGTGCGCCTCGGCCATCTGGCGCGTGGCCTGGGTCGCCGCCTGCTGGATGCTCGCCGCCTGGTCCATGATGCTCTGCCCAAGGCTCTGCCCGACCGCAGCCCCCGGCCCGATGCTCATGGCCCCATAGGTGGCAGTATCGCCGGTGTAACGAACGCGCGCATCACGGAACGCGCTGCCGAATGCCGCCGACAGGCCGCCCATCTGCCCGCCGACCACCCCGCCCACGCGCGAGGCCCGACCAACGGCCGCATCCAACACCCGAGCCTCGGAAAGCAACTGGTCAACCCGATCGCTCAGGGTCTCGCCGTTCTCATCGGCCTCGGCGGATATCTCCGCATCCCGCGCGTAGAACTCCTGAAGCGCCGCATAGACGGCCTGCATCTGCAGGTTGATGGCCAGCATGGAGCCGCCCGGCAGCCCGGCCAACCCGCCGCCTACCCCGACTTTCGTCAACGAAACTCCGCTACCCCCGCGCCGGCCACCGCCACCCACCAGGCTCCGAAGCGGCCCCGGCAGGTTCGCGCTCACCCTGGCCGGCCTGGGCGCTTTCGCGGCCGCAGGAGCGTCGCCCAGCACGCGCTTGAAGTCGACACCGAAGCTCACGTCACCGGAGCCCGGGTGCCGGTCGGCCATCTCGTTCATCTCGCGCCGGAGCTGGGCATCGACGCCGCGCAGCTCCTGGCTCGCCGCAATCGCCGCCCCAATGGCAGGCAGCAAGCCTGAGATCTTGCTCAGTCCGCCTGCAATGGAGCCGAGCAGCGGCGCCAGGGTCTTGCCTACCTCCACCATCTTCGCCAGGGCGCCCGCAGCCAACAGCCCGGCCCCGGCGAACGCGGTAGCCTCAACAGCGGACCGCCGCATGCCGTCCGGCATCTCGCCGAACCGACGGGTAAGCGCCGTGGCCTTGTCGATCAGCGGGGTCACCATGGGCAGCACGTCCTCGCCCACCGCCACGCCGAACGCCTGGAGCGCCTGCCGCGCCTTGCCCATCTGGAACTCGGCGCCCTTCATCTGCTGCGCCAGAGCCCCGGCCGTCGCCCCGACCCCCTCGCTCGCAGTGGCCATCTGGCCCAGCATGTCGGTGTAGGCCTTGCCGCCCTCGGTGGTCAGGCTCAGCACACCGCGAAACGCCTGCATGTCCGGGAACGCCAGCGCCAGGGCCTGCTTGTTGTCTCCGAACCGCGCGGTGATGTCGGCCAGCACCCCGGCCAGGCCCTTGCTCTGCAGCGCCGCGGCTCCGACCTCGACGCCGTACTGCTGGAACACCTTGGCGGCAGCCTCCGGCGGCCGAAGAATCTTAGTGATGACGTTCAGCAGGTCGTTCACCGCCTCGCTGCCGCTCTGGCCCTGCCGGGTCATGACGGCAATCGCCGCCCCGACCTCCTGCATGGAGATGCCGGCAGCCTTGGCAGTGGGCAGAACCGCGCCGATCGACCCGGCCAACTCCCAGAAGCTCACGACGCCCAGGTCGACCGTCTTGAACAACAGATCCATGGCGCCGCGGGTGCCGTCAACCCCGCCGATACCGCTGTTCAACACGGCCATAAGCGCGCGCCCGCTCGTGGCGCTGTCCGTCATGCCCGCCGAGGCGCCCTGGGCCGCCACCCGCAGCACATCGAGGGCGGCCTTGCCCTGGAACCCCGACGAGTACACGTCATAGAGCCCCTTGGCCAACTCCGCCGGCCCGTCCTTGATGGTCGGGTCGTTGGTCAGCCCCATCACCGACTGCCGCAGCGCCCCGAACTGCCCCTCGGAGAGCTTCGCGATGCTGTTGACGTTGCGCATGGCCTGGTCGAACGCCGCCGCCTGCTTCACCGCCACGCCCAGCCCGCCGGCAATCGCCGCCCCAGCCGTGGCCATGATGGTCCCGGCCTCGCTCATGGCATCCGCCATGCCCTTGTTCTGCTTCGTGACCAGCGCCACCGCGTGGTCACCGTAGATCTTCAACTCGGCCTTGGCGCGCGCGATCCCGTTCACAAGCCCAGATACATCGAGCTTCGTGAAGACCCCCACGGTCCCGACATTGACCTCAGCCACCCATCACCCCCGTAGGGGCGGGTTTCAAACCCGCCCTGCCTCGCAACCCGCCCTGCCGTTGCCTTCGCCCTGCCGCGCATCCCACACCGCCAGCCGTCGCCGGTGCCGCCGTCGCCGTTCTTCCTTCTTCCTTCCGCCTTCCGCCTTCACTCCGCCCCCGGCGGCTCGCAACTGTAAACGTACCGCGCCGGGTTCGCCTTCACGTAGCGCAGGTAACCCTCAACCTGGGGCCACCGCAAGCGCCCTACATCTGCCGGCCCCCACCCGAACCGGTCGGCGAGCAGCCCGAAGAGCATCGCCCAATCCGGTGGAGGCCCCGTCAGTTTCCCGCCGGGCTCGTCTCCATGCCGCCCCGCGTCAGGGTCCGGGCCACCACCTGGGCCAAATCGAGCGGACGCCAGCAGCGCACCAGCTCCTCCTCGGTCGCAGCCCGGACGGTCTCGCCGTCGCGAACGCGCACCAGCCGCCGGGCTAGGGCCACCTGCCAGCCGGTTGCCCCATCATCCTCCGGCGCCCCCGCCTCCAGGGCCCGCTGCAGGGCCGGCAACTCGGCCATGGTCGGCTCCAATGCCACGAACTCCAGCCCACGCCGGCGGTAAATCGTCCCCTCCGCCAGCATGTCTTCCAGCGTCGCGCGGTCCTCAACGACCTCCGGCACTGCCGCACCGGCGAACGCCTCCCGCCCGGCAGCCATCATGCGATCGAACTCTGAATCCTCCATAGCTCCCTCCCAACGCCTGTCCTGCAACCGTGCCCGTAGGGGCGGGTTTCAAACCCGCCCCTACGTGACCCGCCCCCACGTGGCCGCCCCCCGCGACAGCGCTACGAGCTCGCCGGCAGCTCCATGTCAAACAGCACCGGGTCCGACGCTCCGTTGCCGTACACATCGAACGTGAGCTGCTGGCTGTAATGCTCCTTCAGCGGCGCGTTGATGTTGATGTCCGGGCACAGGCAGCCGTAGTACACGCACCGGATGCCCGACGCGTCGCTCGGCGACCAGGTCCGGATGGTGAACGTGCTCGGCACGTCCGAGCCCTTCGAGCGCAGCACCGTCCGGCCCGCGCCGATCTGGCTCACCGTCGGGGCCAGCCGCGTGGAGGCCGGGAACCCGGTCAGATTGAACCCGGTCCCGTCGTTGGTGCTGTACCAATACAGCTCGCCGGCAGCGGCCAGCAGCGCGCTGCCGTACAGCGCCTTGGTAACGTACCAGTTCACGGTGTGCCCGGACGGGGGCGAAACCGTGGTGATGGCCGTGTACTTGGTCGCGGTGTCGATCTCCACCGTCGCCACCGGGCTGATGTCGCTCTCGAACCCGTAGGCGTCAACGTAGCTGTAAGCCACGCCGACATACCCGGTGGTCCCCCAGGTCGCGCCGGACCCGGTGGCCGCGCCCAGCGTCGGCCCGCTCGCCGGGTCGGCCTGCAGCGCCAACGTCGCCGGCGTGATCCCCCGCAGCACCCCCAACTGCTCGGGGTTGATCTGCAGGTTCTCAACCGTGAGCTGCACTTGCCGCCCAACGGCCGCCACGGCCAGAGCGCTCAGGCTATTCGGACCCTCGGCCTGCACGGTCTGCAGGCTGTCCCGCAAGGTCCAACGCTGGGCGTGCCCGAACGGCACCTCGGCATTCCCGGCGGTCAACCCGTAGACGTACAGCTCGCCGGCGTAGACCTGGCTGGCTGCAACAATGCGTCGTCCCATCTCGACCTCCTCGCCGCCAGCGCGGCTACTCGTACACCCTCTGGGAGACGATCTCCCATCGCGTCAACCCCACCGTCATCGCGTGCGCCTGGTCATAGACCACCTGCGGCAGCAGCACCGCTTCCGACCACCAGACCCGCCCGCTCGCCCCGGTATCCAGGGCCGGAGCCGCCGCCCTCCGCCGGTCCAACAGCGTGGCCACATGCTCCAGGATAGTGTGCACCGGCTCAATGGCGCCGGCCTCTACCCAGGCCTCAAGCTCCACGAGCACCCGGCCCACCTCAACCCCGTCGCAGAACCGACGATCCGGCGAACCGCCAGCCAGCCGGAACGTGATGCACGGCAGAGGCGCCAGTCCGGCGGCGGTCTTGGCCTCGTCCAACGAGGATGAGAACACCGCGGGCCGTCCGGTCACGTCCGGGTCAGCCGCCAAAGCCGACGCCAGCGAGGCCTGCGCCGCCGAGGCCAACGGCCACGCGCTCAGATCCTCCAGGCCTGTCAGCCTCCGGTAGATCGCCGTCACCAGTTCAACGCTCACCCGGTCGCCCTCGCCGCCATCCGCCCGGCCATGATCCGAACGATCTCCTCACGCAGGTCCATCACCGCCGGGTACAGCCAGGCCCACCGACCACCCCGGGCCAGCTCCAGAAACACGTCGTAGTCCATGCCCGCTGTCAGCGCCAGCAGCGTGTACTCCCGGGTCTGCATCGCGATCCGGCACCGCGTACTCCGCGTGGTGTCCCCGGTCCGGGGCTGCCACAGGTGGTGCGTTTTCGCGTACCCCTCCAGCGCCGCCGCTATGGCCTCCGCCGCCTCCTGGACCCCATCCTCGTACTGCCCGAGCACTGTGTCCAGGCCGGCGAACACCTCGCTCAGCCCGGTTATCGGCCGCGCAAACCCGCCCGTCGCCACGCCCCACCCCCCGTAGGGGCGGGTTTCAAACCCGCCCTGCCTCGCATCCCGCCCCACCCCGTGGCCGCCCCACCCCGTGCCCGCCCTGCCTCGCGTTCTGCCCGGCGCCCTACCGCACCAGCTCGGTCTCAATCTGCAGGGTCCTTTCATACTCCCGGACCGTCAGCACCCGGTAGACCACGGTCGCAACGACGACGCGGTCATTCGCAAGCACACCCAGGGCCGGGTTGTCGCTGACGAACAGCACCCTGTGCACGGTCGACCGACCGGGAGCCTGCCCGGCCGGCAGCTCGGAGGCGGTCTTCTCGGCGGTATAGTGCCGCATCCGCAGGGTCAGGCCCGTGGCGACGTTCGCCCAGGCCTTCGTCTTCCCGCCGCTCCCGTCCGTAGCCCGAGTTGCCCGCTGGATCGCCCCGACCACCGTAGTCCTGCTCACCGTTCGCCTCCTCTACCCGACGACCGCCGCCGCCTTGTACTTCCTAGCCGCCTTGACCCCGGCGTCCCACCACCCGGCTGTGATCGCTTGGACGCCGTCGGGCCCGTACCGCTCGCTCACATCGCCCTCGGTCCACTGCTGCACGCCGCCCGACTTCTCCGCGATGATGCTCGGCATCGCCTCAATGGCCCCGAAGCACAGCACCGCATGGCGCACAACCTCCGGGATCGCCGTCACCCGGCCCCACGTGCCAACGATCACGACCCCGCGCCGCGAGCAGCTCGGCGCCGAGGCGAACTCCACCCACGTCCAGGGCGCGCCCGCCAGGTCGGCATTGTCGGGCATCAGGTAGAAATCTGTGTCCGCCACGAAGGCGGTCCCGTCCACGGTCAGCGAGGTCAACGCCAGTAACCCGGCGCCCAGGAACAAGCGCCCTTCCGGCGGACCGTCAAACTTCCGTGTCTGCGTGGCGCCCAGGAACGGCCGCCACCCGGCAATCATCTCGAACTGGGCCTGCCCGGCCGCGGCGGCCCCGACCAGGTCCACCGGAGACGTGTCGAACCCTGCCGCCTGGATGAACGCCTGCAAGTCCGCGCTGCCCGGCCACCCAGCCGCCATTAGCCCCTCCGCCTCGCCCGTCGCTCACCCGAAACCACCGCTTCCGCAGGGGCGGCCCCTTGTGGGCGCCCTGCCGTTGCCGCCGATCCGTCCGACCCGTCCGACCTCAGCGGCCGCCCAAGGATCCCCAGCCGGTCCGCCTCGGCATCGTCGATCACCGCGCCGGCGCACCCGGCCAGCAGGAACGCCGCCGCTGGGTCGCCATCCTCAACCACGCGCTTCCGATCCGCCGTCAGCCAAAGCCGCCGATCTGCGATCATGTTGCCTTCTTCCTTCATCCATCTGCCTTCAGACCTCCGGGGCCGAGGGAGGGCCGACGGCCCCGGAGCATGCGCCGCTCAGCGAGGCTACCGAGCGCCGCAATCCCACTGCGACAGGAGGACCGTGCCCGCAACGTCGCTGCCGTGCACGAAGAGGCAGTAAGGCGCGATCACCTCGCCGCTGTCGAACGTGAAGGCCTTCGTCACCGTCGGGGCCGCACCGTTGATCTGGAACGTGACAACGCCGGCGTCGCTCACGTACACCCCGAGCGAGAACTCGGTGGCGTCGGTCGCGTCCTGGGTCGTGTCGGTCGTCACCGTGGCCGCGCCGTTCAAGATGGTCTCGATCTTGAACGAGCCGTCGGTGTTCAGCCCGATCCCAACGAACTCGTCGAAGTCGTTGTAGTCGGCCTGGTGAGCCTCGATCTTGCGGAAGCCGATGTACAGCGGGTCGGCGCCCGACACGTCGGCCACGGTGAACCGCGCCTTCAGGTAGCAGCCGCCGTCGGTGCCGACAACGAACGCCATGGGGTTGCGCGCCGTCACGCCGTGCGTCAGCATCACGCCGTCGTTGTTCGTCTGGTCCATGCCGATGTCCAGGCCGCCCGCCGCGATGGACGGCGCCAGGATCGTCTGGGTCCCGATGATCGTGTACTCGAACCCCGCCGCGGGCAGCAGCCCGTAGCTGGGAACCAGCATCAGGTTGACGTCGCCCGCCGTGCCGGTGGCCGCTCCGGCCCCGACCGACTTGCAGCACACCGGCTGCTGCTCGAACTCGGTGAAGATCCGGACGGGCCCCGGCATCACCTGCCCGCCGCTTGCACTCAGAATGGCCAATGTCATATCCTCCACCAGGGGGCGGTTGCCCGCCCCCGGTCACTCCTCCGACTAGATGCCGGTCACCGAGCAGAACGCCGCGCCGCGGTACCAGACGATCGCGGCCCGGATGTCGCACCGGATGGCCTGCTTCCCGTTGATGAAGTAGTCGCTGTGCGCGTCGGTGACCTTGATGTTCAGCCCCCGGCGGTAGCGCAGGGCCGCGTAGCGAGCCCAATCGCCCACGTAGGCGGTCCCCGCCGTGCAGCTCGAGCTCTCCACCACCGGAACGCCCCAGATGCTGGTCGGACCGGCCTGGCTCGGGTTGCCCCAGATGTACACGCCGTCGGCGGTCCGCAGGAGCTTGATCTCCTCCCAATCGCTGGGATGGATCACCACCGCGCTCGGCGTCGCCCGCCCGGTCACCCGGACCTTGGTCAGCGCCTTGTGGATTGCGTCCGGCGTCGGGTCGCCGCCCTTGGCCTGGGTCTGCAGGCCCGACACGTTCGCCACGCCTCGCACGTTCGGGGTAACCCCGTTGCCGTTGATGGTCTGGTAGTCGAGCCTCTGGCGGACCATGAAGGGCAGCCGGTCGTTGATGTAGCCCTCGACCTCCTCAACGTCCTCCATCTGCTCGTCGCTGATGGGCAGCCAGACGCCGATCGTCTCCACGATCGCCGTGGCCTCGGTCAGCGCAAGCGCGGCCTCGCCGTACGTGCCACCCTCCGAGCGCTCCGCCGCGTTGTTCGTGAAGGTGCTCTCGTACATGAACTTGATCGCCGCCTGGTTCGTCGGACGGCTGGGGATCAGGTCCGTCAGCTCGATCGGCCGCTGGGCGCTCACGATGTAGCCCGGGTCACGCACGCTCTCCGGCGACCAGCCGGCGCTGGTGGCCATGAGGGTCTTCAGGTCGACGCCCGGCAGGGCGATGCCGCTCCGCAGGTCGCCGGCCTTGATGTCCTTCAGGTCGATCACCGGGCCGCGGCCCTTGGCCTGCACCGCGTCCGGCATGGGCGGCGCCGTATCGTCCAGACGCGGACCGCCCTTCTCCTGCACGGCCTGGTCCATGGCGTGCAGGCTGTACGCCTCCTGGAACGCCTTGCCCTTCTGCTCCAGCTCATCGTTCCGCTTGCGCGCCTCGGCGATCTGCTCGCCGCTCATCTTCAGCTCGCCGTCGGCCTGCCGGCACCCGTCAAACAGGGCCTTCAGTTCGGCGCGCTTCTGGTCCAGCTCAGCCTGCATGGCGTGCAGGCTCGCGGGGTGTCCCATCGCTCTCTCTCCTATCCTGCGGTCAGCTCGAGGAACCGGGCATAGGCAGACCGCGCGGCGTCCACGCCGGCGCCGGCCTCCACACCCAACCCCTTGAGCGCATCGATCACACGGCCCAGACCATCCGCCGCCCGCCCGATCCGCTGGGCGTTCGTCTCGGACAAGGGCCGGCCGTCCTTCCTGCGCGCCTCGGCGTTAGCAGCCATGCGCGCCACCAGCTCGTCAGCGGCGGACACCACCGCATCGACATGGGCGTCGATCCCGAGGCCGGGTACCGGCCCCTTCACGCCCAGCAGCGCCGTGGCCGGGTTCATGCCCGCTACCACAGGCGACCACTCGTACAGCTCGATCTCCTGCAGCTCGTACCCCTCACGATCCTCGTCGTAGGCCCACTTGGTCGTGTGGTAGCCGATGCTGAACTCGTGGATGATCCCGAACGCGATGTCGCTAAACGCATCCTTGCCGCGCTCGGTGCTCAGGTTGAACTGCCCCTTGATGTACAGCCCGCCGTTCGCCGCGATCTCCTGCGGCAGCATCGGGTCGCCGGGCAGCAGCTCGCGCGCCTCCAGGGTCTTGGCCACGGGCTTGGTCCAGTCGTGGCACCAAACGCCCACCGGCAGGCGCTTGCCCAGGCTCGCGGCGAACGCACCGGCCCGGATGATGTCATCCTCGGCGTCGGCGTTGCCGAACACGGCCACGATGGCCTCGATGATCCCCTGCTGGGCATCGATTGCCTTGAACGACGGCGCCCTGAAGGCCTTGCGCTTCATCTCCATCGTCTACTCCTCCGCCGCGGTCGCTAGCGCCGCCGCCCGCCGCCCCGCCGGGCCGTCGCCCAGCTTGTCCGCGTAGTAGCGCACCTGGCTCTCAGGCACGGCCTCAACGTCCGCATCGGCCACCGGCAAAGCCACGTTCGGCAGATCGACCAGCACGGTGGCGGTCCAGCACAGGCCGAAACAGTGATCGATCGGCACGTCGCCCGGCTCGTAGTTCCCAGCCCCGAGCCCGCTATCGTCGGTCGCCCAGATGTCGCAGATGTCCGGCTTCGGATGGCTCAGGCTCAGCCGGTACCCGACTGCCGCCACGTGCGGCCGCTTGGCCCCGTCCCGGTCCGTGCAGCTCCGAATGTGCCCCTCACGGTGCGCCGCCGCAATCTCGGTCCGCGCGATCCGGTAGGCCCGGAACCCGGGGTTATCCCCATCGGTCGCGCTCAGGATCCTCGCGAGCCGCTCCCCGGCCTCCGACGAACTCACCTGCTCGGTCACGGCCTGCACCAGCTCGTCCTCGATGGCCCGCCGCACGTCCGAGGTCAGCGCCCCAAGCCGGTCGCTCAGTGTCAGCCCGTCGGCGTAGTATCGGCTCTGGAGCGCCTGCACCGCCTCCTCGGCGATCTGCCCGAACCGCACGCCCACCGTGCTCCCGTCGCTCAGCTCGTACTGCCGACTGAGGAGCGCCTGGTAATCCGGGTCGTTCAGCGGCGCGCCCACCAGTTTGGCCAGCGCCGCCTCGCGCTCTACGGCCACCTGGGCCGAGTTCCGCAGGCCGGCGTCCAACAGGTTGCCGTAGTCCTTGGCCAGTGCCACGATCCGACTGTCGATGTCCCGCAGCAGCACGCGGAGCCGGGCCTGGTCGATGACCCCCTCCTCATCGGCAAACTGCCACTCGGGCGCCCCGCTCATTCGGCCCCGGATCTCCGATGCCGCCGTGTTCCAGGCCCGCATCATGCGGTTCACCTCGGACCGGGTCATTCTGAGCTGCCGGGTCCGAGCGTCGATCATCGTCTGTCGGTAGCGCCGCCCCAGCTCGGCGCCGTCATCATCCTCGCCGGCGGCCTTCACCGCCCGGCTCTGCACCAAGAACAGCTCGCGGTCCAACGGGTCCTGGCTCACGCCGACCCCTCAACCGATGCCGCGTGCAGCGCCGTCAGCTCCCGCTCCATGCGGTCAGCCCAATCCTGACCGCCGGCTTTCGTTGACGAAAGTCCTGCAGAGGCGGAGCCGATACGTTGGACCGACTTGGACGCACCGGCTGGCTCCGCCTGCGGCGCCGCCTGGCGGTCGGATACCGCGAGAGCGCGCGCCGTCACCAGGTCCGTCATATAGATCTCATCGTCCGGCGTCACCGGCTGCCCGGTCGCCAGCCGGAACTCGGCCCGGGTCCAACCGCCCGCCACCCAGTTCCTCCGCGCCCGCTCCTGCACCCTGTCAACATCGTCCTGGAGCGCCGCAACCCGCCGCGTGTCGAACCCGACCGCCTCGCGCGCCAATAGGTACTCAGGTCCGAGGCCCGCCGCCACATCCTCAGCGACCTGCCACATCAGCGGCAGCACGCCCTGCTCCCAGGCCCCGCGCGTCGCGGCCGCCGCGTTCTCGAACGTGGCCGACTTGCCGGTCAGCCCCAGCACCAACGGATCCACGTGCAGCGCCGAGCAGACCCGCTGGGCCGGGTAGTCGGCCATGATCTGCAGGGCCATCTTCTCCGGGCTCGCGCCGAACTCGGACACCGCCAGATCGGCATTCATCACGATCGGCTCGCCGCGCCGGTCGCCGGTGCTCAGGCTCCGCACCCTGGCCTTGATGAGGTCGGCCTGCTCCTGGCCAAGCTCCGCGTCGGCGCTCTTGTTCGTGATGAGCATGCCCAGCACGCCCATGTTGCGGAGCACGGCGGCCATGTAGGTGCTGACCTCGTTGTCAGAGGCCACCTGGCGGAGCTGTGCGCGTAGCGGGCTCAAGCCCTTCCGCGTGTCCTCCGGGTCCATGCCGTAGCGCAGGTGGACCACCTGCCCCACAGGGACTTTCTCAGTGCCGCCGGACCCCGGCGAATACAGGTAGTGCCCGATGTACTCGCGACCGCTCACGTCCCAGGCCGGCTCCATCATCCAGTGCGGCACATAGCGCAGCCCCTGGGTCAGCAGCCCGCGCGCGTCCGTGTCGCGGATCCAATAAGCGTTCCCGTCGCTCAGCAGGCTCAGCACCGTGGCGCCCATCAGCATCCGGCCGCCATACCACGGATTGGGCCGGCGCAGGAGCTTGCTCAGCGGGTGCTCGGGCAGCCACTCCTGGCCGTCGGTGGTTTCGCGGTAGACCTGCAGCGGCGCCTGCTGGAACGCGTTGGCCAGCCAGTCCATGGCGATCGCCGCCGTGGAGCTCTTCCACGCGTCGCCTGCCGCAGCCGACCAGTCCAGCCGCGACCCCGGCAACTGCAACCACGACGAGGTGCTCGAACCCGTGCCGGAGCCCGGATGCCGGAGCGCCTCGAGTGCTGCCTTGAACCTGGCCGCTATGCCCATCAATACCCCGTTACCTGGCGCTTGACCGTCAGCGCCCGAAACGCACCCGACGCCGCATCGACCTGGTCGTCGTGCTTCCGCTGCGGAAAGCCCTTCAGTTCGGCCAGGAACTCGCCGTTCCAGTCGCCACGGACCATCACAACGTTTCCGGCGCCCACCTGGCTCGCGAACGGGTCCGCCCTGTTGACCTTGTCGCCCGTCTCTGGCACCGCCTTACACCGGAACCCGGCCAGCATGCGGGACAGGTGCCTCGCCACGTCCAGGCCGGCGGAACCCGGATCCTGCGGAACGATCACCTGCACCCCGCGACCATCGAGCGCCGCCGTCTGCCGGATCACCTGGTCCCGATCGTCGGTAGCCCACTGCCCTCGAACGACATCGAGCACGGCAAACCGGCCATCGTCCATGAGCCCCATCAGCACGCCGACTGTCCAGTCGCCGCGCCCGTCGCTCGCCGCCATGTCCCAGCGCCGCACCATCCGCTTACAGACCGGCCGGGCGGGAACCACCGCAATGGCCCCGACCTTGAACATCACGCCCTCGCGCGGCTGCGGCGATTGTTGGTAGAGCGCCTCCCAGCCGCGCGCCCCGTCGTTCCGCATCATCACGTCTCGCTGCCGCTGCAGCGCCTCGACGTCGAACCTGGCCGGCCAGAGCGCCGCGCCGGGCCTGCGCCCCAGCGGGTCATCCTCCTCCGCCAGCGCCGGCAACCTCAGAACGGTCCACTCGCCCGGCTCACTCGCCAATGCCCGGCTGGCCACGTCGTCTTCGTGCCACCTAGTCAGGACCATCACGACGGCGCCGCCCGGCTCCAACCGGGTCATCAGGTCGTCTGTGTACCAGTCCCAAGCCCGCTCGCGTTTGGCCTCGCTGTCCGCATCCTCTCGGCTCTTGATAGGGTCGTCGATCAGGATCAGCCCGAACCCCACGCCGGTGGGCGGACTGCCCACGCCCCTGGCCAGCATCTGCCCGCCCTGGTCGGTGTGCCACTCGTCGGCCGCCGCCTTGTCCTGAGCTACCGCGACCCGGCCCGCCGCCAGGTTCCTGACCTTCCGGCTGAACCGGTTCGCGATCCTCTGCGAATACCCGGTCACCAACACACTGCACGTCGGGTCACGCTGCAGCCGGTAGAGCGGGTACCGGACCGTCACGGTCTCCGTTTTCCCGTGCCGCGGCGGCATGAATATGGCCAGCCTGTCCACCTCGCCCGCCGTCACCGCGTCCAGGTGCTCGGCAATCGCCCGCAGGTGCGGGGCCGTCGCGTCCCAACCCCGAGGCACCGCGCCCTTCAGCCACTCCCCGAACGGAGGCGGCGCCGTCTCGCGCGCAACCTCACGGGCGGCCTGCTCAGCCCGCAGCGCCTCCAGCAACTGGAGCTTCTGTGCTAGGGGCCAGCGCCTCCAGGATCCGTGCGATGTCATCGTCAACGTCGTGGACAACTCTGTCGCCAAACTCCTCCGGCCAGCGGCGCTTCAGCAGCGCCTCGGCCGCCCGCCAGTCGCCCTCAACCGTCGCCGCCGTGTGGATCACCCTCACCAGCGCCGACTGAGCCTCGGCCTCGGCCGCGCGTACCTCTGTCGAAAATGTTGGGTTCGCTGTGAGCCA